AACTCTTTGATATGTCTCGACCAAAGGTTAGTTCTTAAAAGAAACTGAGTATTGGCATCCATAAAGCCTGCCATTTAGAAGTCTCCTTTAGTATTGTATATCAGAATGATATACGATAATCTTTTTCATATTTATTGAAATCATCTGTCTCAAATGAATCGCCTAAAGCGAGCATGTCTCGATGCATTTCAACGTTTGTTTTGGGGTCGTAGTATTTCTTAGGATTCGTATCTTTCATCTTCTGGTAATAGTCCCAGTTTCTAACTTCTACGTTTGGTTTGAAGGTAGTAGTATTCTGTGAATTTCTAGGGACTGATCTGAATGGATCTCTATTAGGAGACACATCATCAATACCTAACATCTTAAGTAATACTTTAGGATTGTTACGTGCAGTTTGATTAAGATAATCTTCTGAAATATCTAGTTCTGCCATATGATTAGCTAATTGATTGTTATAGTTTTGACCATACTTTTCAGTTAGCTTCTGTTTGACGAAGTTATAGTTCTCTGTCTGTTTACGTGTGGTCTCACGTTCATGGATACGGTTATCCACAAGAGATTCTATGTCTTCTTTCTTTATGCTAGGAGTCTTCTGTTCCGTCACTATTGGTTGTTCTGTCGGAGGAGCAGTCTGTCTTTTCTCTAATCGGTCTAAGAGATCTTCTAGTTTTGCTCTAGCTACGTTCTGTTCTTTTTCTTTTAAATAGTCTCTCCTGATCTGGTCCATCTGAGATTCTAATGTCTGGATGTAATTATCCGCTATATATTTACCTTTAGCTAATTCTTTAGCATCTCTGAACTTCTTGTTCTCACCTACTAAAGTCTCTAGGTAATCTATACTATCGTCTACTTGACTGGTCTCTAGTAAACTATCTGCCATTTGGTCTTAGGCTCCTCTAATGTAATCAGTAAACTCTTGTTTGGTCATTGTCGTTGTATTGTGAATATCACCAGTAACAAAAGTCACTGAAACAATATCTGAATCTTTTTCAATCTTGACATATATGGTCATATTGTCTTTCCTTTTATGTATTCTTGGAATTCTAATGAGAACATAATAAATCCTAAGAGGAATGTTCTGTCTTCATAATCCAAGGTTTCGTTTTTGAGTATCTTCTGCATTAACTCTAATGCTTTAGTTTTCATTGTGTAGCTAATGTTCCTACTGGTGTTGCATTGGCAGGAGGTTGTCTATGCAAATTCATTGGAGTTGCTTCAGGAGTAGTAGGAGGTCCATTTAGGTCAAAGTCACTCCCTTGTCCTGTAGCTGTCTGACTAGCCATATGTACTTGTTCTTCTAGAGCATTGGTAAACTTCTGCGCTTCTGCTTGTTCTGAAAGAGCTACAAATGGCATGACTATGTTATAATCTTCTATGTTTAATGCTTTCTCAAATACCTGAGCTAGTCTAACTCCAGAGAAATGAGGTTGTATAGTAGGCCATAAGTTAGAGCCTGTAAGAGACGTTATGTTCTGCACTAAATCTGCTTGTTCAGCGAAATGACGCGCTGCTATAGGCTTAATACGTCCTACACCTGTTATATCGTCTACTGTTAATTCTTGATATGTAGTTATCTTAAATTGATCATCAAAGACAGGAATTGTCTGAACTCCAGTCATTGTTCTTCTATCAAGTTCTAACATGGCATTAAGAAGAGGTTCTAAGAACTCTTCTTCGAATTGAGTTATCTTATTGTTATAGATACGTGCACTAGCATTCTCTAGACGTTGTACTTCGTACTTAGTCTTTTCACCAGGGGTTCTAAATCCCATGGCTTCTCTCGGCGCTCCAGCCATCTCTTCCATGAGGCGTTCAAGGTTTTGTATCTCCAAGTTTGCTTGTAAAACATTATGAGGTGGAATGTGCATTTCGACATCGCCTTCATCTCCGATGAATATCTTCTCACCAGGACGCCAGACGAAATCTTCGACGAATCCTTTGACTTTCTGTACTGGATATGTAATAAGATCGAAGACATCTGCCTTCATGTTCTCTACATGATCCATACGGTATTGCATACCAATTAGATTAGCTAACGGTCCTTGTCCCCAAAGGTTGTCTTGTCTTTTTCTCCACGGGACAGAATATATTGGAGGTTTAGCAAAATAGCTCGATCCAGGTCTATTCTCAATAAGTTTATGTCTGTCAATGCACGTAATGACTCTATTCTTTTCGAAATGGTCATTTATTTGATCGTACCAATCACCGAAGAACGTAAGTACCTCCACAAAGTCGGCCAAGAGATAGGACCTATAGGACGTAAATCCGTCCATCGCATAAAGGCGATCACGTTGCTGCCAGTCACCTTGGAAGGTTCTGGCATGGAATCTAATATTGCGGAGATAGTTGTAGAGTTCTTCATAAGCATTCCTATTCTCGTCATTAGATAAACGTTGTAAGTATTCTCTTAACTCACCTAAAGATATTATTGATCTAACTATCTTAGGAGAATTTTCAAAGTTCTCTGCTGTAGGATTAAAGACAATATCTAAAGGATTGATACGTTTAATAACAGGACCTACATAACCAACTTTAATACCGTTGGACTGTTCTACTCTTTCATCCATAAACTCTATGGTAGCGAATGGATTACCTGTATCTATGTAATCCATAATACATTTATATAGTTCTTGTTTGAATGAACGTTGACCAATGATCCACTGCATCCTATTAAGGATAGCGTCTCTCTTATCTACTGATGCACTGTTCTTCTCGTCTGCCTGCCAGGCTAACCATTTATTACGTTGAGTGCTGGGAAAGAGAGTAGCTGTATAGTTAGCAAATAGATTATCTCTTATTTGACAAAGCTTCGGAACAGTCGTCTTATTCTTCCAAGGCAACTGAGCATTCGTAGTCTGAGTCGTATCCGTAGCATAGACATATCTTCTGACTTCCTCCCAATCTACTTTAGCGTTCTGACGAAGTGTATCCCACTCTATCCAACGTTCTGTTATTCTTGTTGCTAACATGTCCGGTTGAAGGACATTATGCAACTCCATTACACGTCCAGTCATTTACGCTTAGTCACTCTATTTGTTCTTTGATGATAGACATAATCAGAAGGTCTTCCTCCACTGTATTTTGCTTGTCTGGATTTAGCACGACCTGCTGCGCCCATGTCTTGACGTATTCTGCCGGCATCTGTTAAGTTTCCAAAACTATCTAGATGTCCTCTCTTCTTTAAGAGATTAATGGCTAGAGATCTGGAACCTACTTGATTAGAAAGGCGGTTTACTAAGGATGGCATCTACATGTTCAGAAACATGATATGTAAGACCATTGACCTTTACAAAGGTTCCACCATCTGCATGAGGACCTAAGTCTGTAATCTTTTCTCTGTCTACTTCAATGGTCACACCATTGTCAAACGATGTTAATTTCAATTAACCCCTCCGAATTTTAAATGGAATTTGAAATCCTGTTGATCTCTAATTGACTTGGTAAAGTTAATCGGAGGTACAGCGAAATCTATGGCAGAAGACAGAGCATCTTTAATGTCATCATGAGGTGGATTCATGAAAACAAGCTCCTCTTCTAATACTTGACAATTACCGCTAGGATAATGCCATATTTGATTATTAGCGTACTTAGGCTCTAAGACTGCCATAATACGCTCATCTTTGCTTCCTTCCCATCGACTAGGGCGGTATTCTTCAACAGCCAGGGATAACCCATTAGGTCGTATGTAACTTTCTTTTAAGTCTTTGACAATGGCTATTTGTGCTGCTGAAACTTCTGCTCTAATCTTTCGGAAGCCCCACTTTTCATAGAGTTTAAGTATTCTACGGTAGTATTCTGATATCTTATCAGTCTTAAATCTGTCTATTTCTAGTATGTAGTATTGATTGTATCCGTCTGCACCGACTACTACAATACACGATGAGTCTGCCCTTTTACCGATACTGAAGGCAAAGTCGACAGCGGCGACAACGTTGAGACGGTTGTTTTTAAAAAACCATCTTCCGTCACGGCAGTAGAGATGCTCCGGACCGTAGTATTGGAATTGACTTCTCTGAATCGGCGATGATCCAACATCGTGTGGATCGTTATAGTATTGTGCCCTGAAGTGCGTCTTGTTAAGGTATTGCGCTCTTTTCGTGGCGAGGATCTTGACATCGAAGCCGAACCATCTACCGTCTGAGCGTTGTTGTCTAGGCCAGAGGAATTCACCTGTGCCATCACCAAGGGATTCCACAGCATGTTCCTTAACCTCAAATAAGGGTTCAGCTGCGATTCTATTACCCAATTCATCATACTCTTCAATCTCCATTTCTACTAAGTTAGCATATAGATCTTTAGGGTGGTATCTAGTGCCAACTACCCATTCTTTAGCTCCTACGCCTTCGACAGAAGACAGTAAGGAATACTGATTCTTTGCTTTTTCTCTACCTTCTTCTTGATAAGCATTACCCTCTACAACAACGTCGTCGAGAATAGCAATATCACAGTGAAGGCCAACAATATTGGAAGTAAGGCCGGCAGTAAAGATAGTTGGATCTCTAATGTACTCAGCTTTCCTTTTGGGGTGATCGACTGAGATTTCACGTTCTGTCCATTTTTCTCTCTTAGCTTCTTCTTTGTGTATTAAATCAGGCCATAATAATCTAACAACATCTGATGTTAATATATCTTTGATAGATTTAAGTGCTTTAGTAGCAAGATTAGATGTAGATGATATATAGAGGATTCTTATGGCCGGATTCTTTATAACCTCCCAAGAAGCTCTTAAAGTAACTAAACTAGATTTCATATGATCTCTAGGTAAAAGGGTTAATTGATGATCTTTAGCATCTTGCCTAGTCCACCAAGAGATTGTTTCTCTATGGATATTACCTAATAAACGCATAGGTTGAACTGTCTCTATATATTTTTCAAAGGAATATATACAAGACTGTCTAATCTGATCTCTATGTTGTTCTAGAACAGTCTGCTTAAGTTTGTTCTTAGCTCCCTTAGGTCGGCCCATTTTCCATTCTATCTATACGTTTGCCTTGTAAGAGCATTCTCTGGTCCATAGCAGTCATTCTCTCTTCTTGTCTTGCCATAGCTACTACTACTTTCCTTAATTCATGAATTTCTTCTTCCACATTCTCTAACCTCCCAGATTGTGCATCTACTGAGGTCCTAATGTTGGACATAAACCAACTACCACCTGCTATAAAAGTTAAGATAGTTAAGATGTTACCTAGATTAACTTTAAGAAACTCTTCCATCTACTGATAGCAAACCGTTATGTCCGACCCAGCTGTACCTGTTGTAACTATTGTTAAACCAGTATTGAATGTTACATCGTAATCAAAAGTACCTGGAACTGTTGGTGTTATTAGACCAATCTTTGTACCTGCTGCTGATGTATTATCAAATAACTGAATTGTTGGCGTAGTACCTAAAGTATTTACAACAATTGTGTGTAAGATACCTGCTCCGGCTTTAACAGTTGTAGTAGCGTTATTAATTAAATTCAAATATGACGCTGAATACCACGTTGGTGCTCCTTGGGCCATTATGCTCTTCCTCTTCCTACTGTTTTACCAGTACCTTTCATTTTACTATTCCAAATCTTAGCGGCTTTAACTGTGCCGTACTTCTTCTTTAGTTTAAGATATCCTGCTGGCATCCCGTCGCTCCGCTTCTCGATTCACTTCGTGAATCACTCTCTCTTGAACTTATTACACCAGCCATTAGGACTAATTATTCCCATCACTATTTCACAAGTTCTTTTAATGTAGTATTCACATTTAGAACATTGTTCATTAGAATCGCCATGATCATCTGTATAACGTACAGCAAACTTAGGAAACTTAAGTTCCATTATTTAACAGGTTGCTTTCTGTTCCCGTCTCCAAAGTGGCTAGAGTCATCGATGACTTTCTTTGCCGGCTTAATATTAGGTGCCTCGCCACCGCCTGAAGGTCTGGGAAGTTTGTTAACTGGGTGTTTATGGACGTTTATTATTTCATTGCGTTTAGCCATGATATGATCATTAGATAGTCCATGATCTGGATATTTAGGATCCATGCCTTGTGCTGACTGAGAATACAATTGATTACCAACTGAATCTTTAGGTGACATTATTGTCATTTAAGCCCCATTCTCTTTTTATAAGCTTGTTTGTTACTTTCTAGAGTAGCAGCTTGCTGAAACTCACCTCTAGACATTCTATATGACTCTGCTTCGTCTACAGCTCTTACAGCACTACTAGCAGGTGCTTGAGACTGAGAACCCTGATACGTAGGTTGTTCCGTTCCCTGCGAAGGAAAAGTATCGTGTATCAATGAATCATCATTAGCCATTATCTGTCTTTCTGGACATGTACTTTTAAACCTTCTTCACGAACTGCTTTTTCAAAGATCTCTTTAGCATCTTTAAGACGATGCTCTGGGACTACTATAAAGTTAGTTCTTGTAGTTCTGTGAGGAGCAGATGCTTCTTGAGGAGATCGCTCACTTCGTTCGCTCTGCATTAGTATTCACCACTCTGTTGCATTTGTGTACTCAGATCTGAAGGCATCTGAGGAGCCATCATCTCTGGTGTAGTAGGAGAATTAGGGACCATAGATTGACTACCCATATGAGTAGGTTGTACAGTACCTTCTCCTGGGAATGCAGGATGAATCATTGATTTCTTTGTCTTATGTTTTAACATTATTCTCTCTCATTTGGATGCCACGGTTTATAGGTACCTTCTGAAGTATAGTCACCACGTCTGTAGGCTCTACTTGTGGCACTATCGTAATCAGATACTCCTCTGCCTGAAGTCATTTTAGCTCTTAACTGACCTTTAGCTAACTCCATTTGTGGAGTTGTAGGTGAGTCTGGAGCAGACGATTGAGACCCTTCATGAGCTGATTTTTCTTCCCCTTGAGGAGGAAATGAATCATCGATCATTACATGTCCATGCCGCCTGGGGCACCCTTCTCTAATTTAACTGCGGAACCTTTACCAATCCTAGACGGGGTTACCCCACCTGGATCATGTTCCATAGCACCACCCATGCCTAAGTTACCAGCAGGGCCACCATCTGAACCGTTATGACTCTGACTGCCCATATGGGCTGCCTGAGGTGTCCCTTGAAGATGTTGATATGAAGGGACGTTATGTACTGCGTAATCCATTATGAATACTGTTCCTTAGTTGTGTCGGGAAGCTTAATGTTGTTATTATTCTGCCAATCTTTAATTTCCCGATATCTTGTTAAGATAGCATTTAAATGATCATCCTCACATCCTGAATTAAGACAAATCAGATGATAGTGAGCTAGTACTTGTGGAAGTAATTTATCTTTAGCTCTAAATACAACAACAGGCTCGTCTTCTCCTATAGTAGATTTCTCTAAAGTTACTTTACCATATTTATGACTGTAAGCCAATTTGTTCTCCTTTTGACCAGCGTGCAGTAGCTGCTTTAACTGCTATGTCTTTACGCTCATCAGGGGTTAATTTTAATGCTCTTGCTTTGCCACCTTTAGAGCCTAATGCTTTCAGTTGACGGCTTAGCATTACTTCATGCATAGCGGGTTGACGGCTAAGCACAGTGGTATCGTTGTTACTTATCTTATATTTCATCTACCTTTTGATCTTATAGCTTTCATCCATGATCTTAAGACATCCTTTTCTGTTAATTGTCTACCTGCAAATACCTGTATTTCAGGAGGTGGAGGTGGAATAGGAAGAAGATTGGTATTGACCATAAAGAATTGGTCAATAGGTGGATAACTTTTAGGTAATGGCCAGTCTGATTGAACAAACGGTACTCCTTGGAAACTTAGAGCTCCCGGAGGTAATCCTTGAGTCCATATTAGAATTGGTTGTAATGGAACTTGAGGATTAGGCCAATCTAATTGATTGAATGGAACAGGGACAAATAATGTAGATATTAATAAGTTCTGTGTCCAAGTCTGATCAATAGGTTGAAAAGTCTTAGGTAAAGGCCAATCAGATTGACTAATTGGTGGTTTAAGAGATGACAGAACATTTATTATATTCTGTATCCACGTCTGGTCTATTGGTTGACTAACTACTGGGAGTGGAAAGTCTACGCTCTGAAAGAATGGTGGTTTAAGCTGTTGGGCTAGATTCTGATACCAATCTCGATACCAGGTGACTGGAAGTGGATTAGGCCAGTCTGATTGATTGAAAGGCTTAAATACTTGAAATAGTGTAGTTTCTAAGAGATTGTTATTCCAGTCTCTATACCACATGGTAGGTTGTGGATTAGGCCAATCAGTCTGTGCAAAGGGCTGAGGATTAGGTTGATTAACTAAATTCTCAGAATAGAACGTCCATGTTTGGATAGGCTGTTGTATTTGTTGAGGTAACGGCCAATCTGACTGACGGAACGGATTCTGTACAGAAGATAGAGTAGATAGAACTAAGTTCTGACTCCAATCTCTATACCATGTAGTTTGAGTTGGTATAGGCCAGTCATGTTGACTAGTTGGATTGGTTAAATTAAAACTCTGAGTCCAACTCTGATACCAACTAGTCCTAATAGGATTAGGATAATCAGGAGGTACAAATGGAGTTTTTCGAGGTAAAAGACTATTGCCTGGTTCAACCCAAGTATAATCGTTACTTCTAGGGTATCCTTGAGGAACAGGCCAGTCTTGCTGTCTATTAGGGTTGGTTAGTTCAAATCTCTGTATCCAGGTTAAACCGGAACGAAGAGGTTGATGACTTGTAAAAAGAGGACTTCGTAAGACAACAGAAGAGACAGTAGGTAATTGAGTATAGACATAACCATAATCCCATCTTCTGTATTCTAATGTAGTTACAGGTCTGTCGTAAAGATAATAACCCTGAATCCCTGTAGGAGAGGCAGTCATGTCAGAATCTGCGAGAAGAGTGTTTGAGGATTAGTTAATTGTTTGGTGTAGGTATAAGATCTATCTGGTCTGAAAACAGGAAATGGTAAGTCTGTTACATGAGAAACAACAGGAGCACCTGAAACTGCTGCTTTAAATGCAGCGACAGCGGACATTGTGGTGAAGTTAGCTGTTTGTCCCATTGTAGCTGCAATGGACGCAGCTGTAGTTTGAATAAAGTCCTCAGTAAAAAGAGAATCGTTATCAGTACTTAGATTAGAGGCTCTTTGCGTGAAGGCATTTGGAGAAGTACCTGCGGTATAGACAATAGCACCACCAAATGCTTGAGAACATCCACCGTAGATCAAATCACCATTAGTAGTTGGAGTGAATGTCCCTGTGGTTATTATATTAGCCCCAGTTCCTGGAGTTGTTTGAACTTGTCCAGTATTTCCATCAATTGCTGAAGTAGTAGCTATACCAGTGTAATTACTAATAGCGACTCTAACTTGAGAAGAAGATGTGAAATGAGCTGTAACTGTAGTAACATTAGTTACATTTTCTTTGTAAAATAACTGAACAACCCCATTGTTAGTGTTATCAGTTATTGCTGTGACAAGTGAATAGGTGTTACTCTGATCATCTGTTACACTTGTTAAAGCATTAGTACTTCCCAAGTCTACGAATAAACCACAGACAAATCCACTACGTGCTGTAGTGAAAGATGCTGTTGTTGTAGTTACAGCAGTGGCACTTCCATCCGCACCTAGAATGGTTTCAATATGGGTTATAGCCACTTAAAACCAGACGTATATTAGTACGGTTCGTAGATGATATGTGCTACGGCTTTAGCTGATGCACCTGTAGTAGCACCATTTAAGAGTATTGCACCACCAAAGGTTGTGGGTGGACCTGCAGCAAAGACAGCATTACCTACTGTAGTGAATTGCTGTGTAGGAGCTGCATTCCAACGTATAATACCACCAAAGGTATTAACACCGACGTTGATGTGTGGAGCAGTTACAGCGTTAGTTGGGACTGGTTCAGTAGTAGCTGCAATGTAGGTATTCTGCACTACGGGAGTAGCACCAGATTGCATTGGACCGTCTGAGTTAGGTGCAGCTAATGCTGTGAAGGTTGCGCCCATAGTAGACATAGGAACAACCATAAATTGACCTATAGTAGAAGCAGAATCCTGACCGGAGATAAGACATTCATCCCAATCTATGATCTGAGTAGTAGAAATACCTTGGATATTCATAGAGTTGGTACCAACAACTGCTACGTTCAATGCTTGAGTAGCCCAGGTAAGGTTTGTGTAAAAAGTTCGTTTAGCCATTAAATTGTATTTCCTTGATTCGCGAAGAAGGTTAGACTTTCATCTATTTGTTGTTTATAAGTTTTATGTACATAGTCTGGCATTTTCGACTGTATGCCGCAGTTATCGCAGATATATTTATTACAGTAGACACATAAAGATCTATCTCTAGTTCTCATAGGGTTCATGATTACTACAGTACCGCAATGAGAGCAATGATTGGTCTTAGCTTCGAAGAGTTGTCCTTCGGATACCTGCGCGGGATGATAGCCTAAAGATAAGGCTTCATGCGCGGTTAGACCAGGAGAAGCGCGGTGGTCTACCATTAGGTAACCTTCATGAATTTGTTTAGACACTAGATTTGAAATCCCCAGGCAACTACAGCGTTATTGGTGCTTCCTAAGCCCAAAGAAGGACAATAGATTAGTAGATTTATGTTGACAAGTAGTTAGTTATATAATATACTTATTTTAAGTATTTCTCAGACGACAATTAATTATAGAATTAAATCTACTAGAGGTAGAAATATCATTACTAGGAGAAGAAATAACCTTAATTTTAGGTTTTCTGCCAAACGCAGGAAGAGATCTTCCTATTTTCCTTCTGTCTTCTGGGAAAGAATTTAATATAGATATATTCAACATTTGAAATGTTATACATGTAATAATATATATGTCAAGAAAATGTTATGGACGAAGAAAGGAAATGTTATGGACTCAAAGAATAGAAGTTATGTTGCTGGAGATTCTTTAACAATGGCGGGAGCAGAAAGACTAATGGAAGTAATATCACAATACTGGAAAGACAAAGGTAAAGAGATTAAACTATGGATAGAACCATTTACTGATGCTAGGGTTTATTCACATAGTATGTTTCAGATTAGATCTAATCTTTTTAGAGGACTACCTAAGTGAGTCGAGGATACCACTCTAGAATGCCTCTAGGACTGCGTAGGAAGCTCACTGGTGCGTTATTTTATACATCTGGGACCCAGATACTACGGAGACCATAAACATGCCTCTAATGCGTAAAAATGTACCTAAAGGATTGAACTACTTAAAGACAAAACCAAGAAGGATTCACTGGGAAGTTATAGCAGGAAATCCTTATTTATCTCCTACAGAACGATATGATGTTGTTTATGATGATTATGATTTAAAAATAAGAGGACTCTTATGAACTTTCTTCCTAATGGGTTCTTCTGTCCTAGATGTAGGAGATGGATACCATGGAGTAATTTTGGTATATGTCCATACTGTAAGAAGGTTGTTAGATAAATGTGGTATGAAACTGAAGAAGAAGCTAAGGAAGCTTGTCTAAAGAAAGAAAAAGAGTTTAAAGAAGAGTTTGTAGCCTTAAAAGATTCTTCTTATCCAAACTGTTGGTGGGCTCAAAGGAAGAGTGCTTTATTAAAAATTTTACCTAGATATATTTGAGGTGTAAAAATTCTGGTGAGATATTTTTAAGGTGTAATTCATCGGGCCTAGGCCACCCCCCAACCCCCTTGGAGGGGGTCGAAGGCTGATGCAATAGGAAATGGACGTCTTAGTTCATAGAGCACACACAGCCTGTATGTATGAATAATGCTATAGAATACAGCATAATAGTATGTAACAGGCTATACAGGCTGTAAACTATTATAGTCTGTATATTACGTAATATACAACCTAGCATAACGCTAGACATAAAAATACCCCGCATGGCTATACGGCTGTGCGGGGTTTTAGTTAAATGCTAGTTAATGGGCCTCTAGCTACCTCATGCTTTATTGGCTGTTAACTCTAACAGCTTGTCTTGGCCATCCTTGGATGTCATCTTGAACCAATTGTCTAAGTGTTCGAACTGATGTTGCAAGATACCCATTGAACTCCGAAACTCTGCGTATTCTTGCGTTCGTATGTTCTTTCCAGCATGTGCCATCAGATCGCCCTTTAATCCCGATGCCAGAGCGTTGATGCAAGCAAACATCTGCTCTGTCTTGACTGGGATTGGGTATTGCTTGTTCTTGTTCTCGTCAGTGTCCCGACCTTCAATGCTGTTGGCTAGTGCATCTAGGTCCGCATCGACTGCACATTTCTGCGGTTGATAGGACAAGAATTGAACAATGGTCACTGCTCTTGTCTTAGTAGCGTCGTCAGCTTCCCAAATGTGAATGGGTTTCGGAGTTACCTTGCCTCCGAATATCTTCACACGAAGCTTAGTAAGTCTGTCCATACGCTTTAGCTTATGGACAATGCCTACTGCCTGTCTAAAGTTACGCTTGA